TTAGGGTCTGTCACACCGGCCATGTATACGGCGATAGCGGCCGCTGCAAATGAGCGACCCCATGATGCGGCCATTGGTTTTAATTGATTCATTTTTTGCCCTTCTTTGCTTTGACGGTAGGTAATTCCACTACTGGCATGTCGCCCTTGTATGGTACGTATTTAGGCCGACCAAACCCGACAACCTCTTTGCCGACTGTGCGGTGCTTGACCATGACCATACCGCCATTGCGTTGGTCTCCTGAGCCGGATGTATTGCCCTCAATGGTTGTGATGGTTTTGCCGTCTATTCCAACGACGATGCCAACGTGACTAATGCGATCAACGCCGTCATGTGGAAAATCCATAAATGCCAAATCGCCAATTGCAGGCTCACTAAAGTATCGTGAGGTTTCCTTAAACTTATGCGCCCCTAGCGCGGTACTGACCACACTATGTACCTTGACGCCAGCTTGTGCCAGCACCCAATTACAAAATGAACCGCACCACGGCAAACCATCGGCCTTCATAAACTTTCCGTATTTGGTTAAATTTTCTTTTTGCTCGATTGTGCCGACCTCAGCTAGTGCAATGCTGATGGCAAACGCGGTTGTGCCTTGTGGATAAGTCATGATAGCAAGAGCTTTGCTTCTTCTGCCGTAATTCCTAAGCGGTCTAATAGGGCTGATTTGGCAGCGGCGTTAGATGCATCTTGCTCCGCCTTCCAATTATCGTATTGCGCAAATCCGGCATTGTATTGCGCTTTAGTTATTGGATCACACTCTAAAAATTCGATGCCTTCATATTCTGTGCCTACTTGCACATATCCACCGTTAGGAATAAGCATCGCAAGAACCTGTGATGATGTTGCCATTATGCACCAATTTCCATAAGAATAATTGAACTGACAGAAGAACCTAATTGATACTGAACCTGCCCACCGCTGCCTGTAGTGTTAGCCGCGCCTTGTAATTTATACGTTAAAGCTGATGTGCTAGATGGTGAATCTAAATAATTGACCGGAATTCTTGTAGCAAGGCTATGTAAAAAACCTTGATTAGTTTCTAATAATTGACTCTGATATGCGTCTGTTCCATCCATATTAAAAATGGCGGTGCTACCACGCAATAATTTAAGCCCAGAAGCAGCGCTATTTGCTGTTCTTGTCGCAAACGCTTGTTGAACCGCAAGCACCAAAATCTTGCTAGATGTAGCTGACGGGGTGATAGTGGCAGATAATCCGGTATCTGTGTAAGTTGTTGACGCAACAGTTACGGCCGTTGATGTTGTTCCCATTATTACTTGCAAAACTTTGCCGCCACCTGCAGCAGCAGCCCATTTGAGACCTGTTGCGGTTGTTGAATCTGCGGTTAGCACATGACCGTTTGTGCCTACCGCTAAACGAGCAGGCGTATCTGCCCCAGTAGCCGCAATGAGATCACCTTTAGCATCTACAATGGCGTTTTGAATAGCGTTGGAATCATCTTGTGCAACCCATGAAAAATCCATGTCGGTATTTGATGCCTTTGCTAAAACCTGACCGGTAGTGCCACCTTTTAAATCAACCAATGATGCGTCTATGCCATCGCCAAGCGCCTCAATAGCCGTTGCGCCATCTTTGACAAGGTCTGTCGGCGTTGGCACAGGCCAGTTAAAATTCGGGGTTACGGTTGCCATTTATGCTACTGCTCCAATCGCGTTGAGCCATGTCAGCGTCGGGCTTAGAGTATTCCATGCCTCAGCTGGGTTGACTGATTCCCATTTTACCGCTACCTGACTAAAATTGACCGGTGACGCGTTAAAAGTTATGGTCAAATTATTGAGGCTGGCTCTAAATGTCCATCCCTCTATGTAGCCTTCAAATGAGCCTTGACTGATGTTGGGCGGTAGGTTTTGAATCCATACCGGCTGACCGACAAATACATTAATGAGGGCTTCACGATCTGCGTCGTCTATTTCTGGGTTTCCCAGCTCAAAAGTGATGCTTTGAAATTTAGGGTACGGCTCAGCTCGTAGGGCAATAGTCCGGTCGGCATATAGCTCAGCGTCTTGCGCATCTTTAATGCGCGATAAAAACGACTCAGCATAAACGCCGTAATCGACCTGACTTTGAGCATTTTCAGCAATGTAGACATGCTGGCCACTTGTGCCATAGGTGATGGCAAATTTATTGCGTAGGTCGCCTGCGCGTGTAGTTACGGCAAGGCCTATGCCGTTTGCATGATTAGCGTCAAGGGTCGTGTATCCATTGGCCGCTAAATAATCTTGCCGGTGGGTACTGTCTGCATAGCCGATATTGCCGTTAGCATCTTCATAGAGTAGGCCTAGCGCGCTAGTGGCAATGGCGCTACAAAGACTGTAAAGGTCGGTTTCATTGGAGCTTCTGGCAATCATAAGAAAATCGCCCGGCCTATCTATTTCGCCCAGACCCAAATTCAACGCATTTGCCCATGTAGTTGTCGGGTCAAAAGTTGCCCATGTCTGCGCTGCCGGTACGTCTTGCCACTCACCTAATAAGTAATTGTCTAAAAGGCTATAGATTTGGTCGCCGTCTTGATCTGACGATAAAACGCCTGCATCGATAATTTTGGTTAGCTTAGACAATGCCCCAAGCGCCGTAATCTGCACGACCGTTGTATAGCCCAAATTTCCTGTGCGATTTACCGCCGTTGTAAAGTCTGTAATGTAGCCGCCATAGATAGGCACGTAAACGCCCAGCGTATTTGTGACCTCAATGGTAATGCCTGTACCAACGGTAAAGTCATAAGCAGAATTATCAAAGTTTAATAATTGCACCTGACAATAGCCTGCGACTGGCTGGGAATTGATATCTGTGCGACCGCTAGTAATGACAAGATTTGCGACCGTCACGTCGGTTATTTCTTGAGCGTTTACCAATACGCGATAAATGGGTGTGTACGCGGTCATTATACAAACGCCAAGCTGCCTAATGTGCCTCTGGCCTGTGAATCATTAAGTACGCTGACGATCTGGCGCGCGGTCGATTCGCTATCAATAGCGCCATTGACCGTGACTTGATTGACGTATTGCACACGCGGTTGCACCATGCCTGTTGGCATTGATGGCATAAAAGGTGACGTCATTGACGCTGATGGGGCTGGCGCACTTGAAGCCGTTGACTCAAATGAGGAATTGCTAAAGATACCGCCAATGCCTCGACCAATTGCCTTGCTTAATTCTATGACCCTTTCAAAACCTCTAATTAGAGCGCCTACAGTTTCGATAACCCCAGAAATCACAATGCCTATACCTTGAATAGCAATTTTTAGCGCACCGCCAAAAAACGGCGCTACATAATCTTTGAGGAAATTAAACAGTAAAATAAATTCTTCTTTGTTATTCATGACCGCATTTTTAATGTTATTAAACGCCGATTTGATACCGTCAAAAATAGGAATAAACACACGTTTAGCTGCGTCTGCGTATAAATCAAATGCGCTCTTTAGTCCATCTGTACCGCCTATGCCATTGATAAAACTCGATAGCGCTGGCATAACCTTATTGACAATAGTTTCCACAATAGGCGTAATGGCTTGCAAAATAAATACGCCGACAGTTTCTTTAGCTTCGTCAAACGCTATTTGTAGGCGCACCATTTGGCCTGCAAATGTGTCAGCTTTTGCCGCTGCCTGACCTTCAAAAGTATCGGCTAGTTTTGCGGTAATCTGATCTAGCGACATGGTTTTTAGCTCGGCCGCTGAAAGTCCAATGCCCAACTTTGCCAATGATGCGGTGTTGCCTTCGGCGGCCTTTGCCATTGCATTTGTGACGGCTTCTAAGCTTTTACCGCTACCGGCTGCAACGTCAATGGCTACGGTCTGTAGCTCCTGTGCCTTTTGCAAATCACCGGTGGCTCTAGACAAGCGCTCTATGCTCGGCCTTAAATCGTCATCGGTTACGCCAAACGCTAAAGATGTTTTGGTAATGTAATCCTCAGTAGCCGCTATTTGGGCTTCTGTAGCCCCTGTGACGTTTTTAAGGGTTATGGCTAACTTAGTTTGCGCGGCTGCATCTTCAATGGCTGATTTGACCCCATCGATGGCCAATTTGCCTGCATAGGCTACGGCCGCTGCGCCGGCAGCTGCAAAAGCTAGACCGGCCTTCTTGCCAAAGTCTGTGACCTTATCGCC